TGCTAAGAGGTATGGTGGTTCACCATCATCCCTTGACACGCAACTTCGTTATCTAACAAATGAGGTTCAGTGGTTGGATATTGAGGAGAAGATGAAAACTCCTGGCAAATCAATTAACCGCTACATGGACTATGCGTATAGTTGGATTGGTTGGGGGCATCACGGTGCTCGCACTTCGTATGCTCATGATTATGCTTCCAAACTGATCACGGTAGAAGTTTGATACAATAGAATATAAAACCGAATAAATGAAGGAGGGAGAGATGCCCTCCTTTTTTTATAAATAACTAAAAAGTATTTGTAAAATGAACACACAAGAACTTCGCAATCTTCAAGAAGCATATATGGAAGTTTATTCTGTTGATGAAGCAACTGCAATGGCAAAGCGTGGTTATGATGAAGCACCCATCCGCCAAAAGATTGCTAAGTCAACTGGTGGTGGTGAAGCAGCAGATAGAGCATCAGCATTAGAAAAGAAATCAACTTTTGGTAATGCTAAAAAGGAACAGCAAAGACAAAATCTTGCTAGAGCACAGAGAGGAGATTTCCGTAAGACTACTTCCTCATCTCCTGGTCTTCATGGTTATGGTCACAAGTCTGATGACCCTAAAGTGCAAGCAAAACAAGCAGCAAGAGCAGCACAGAGAAGTGCTTTAACTCCTGCTGAGAAGAAGCAATTAAATAGAGAGGAGTTTGATCTTTTTGACGTTATTCTGGAGCACCTGATCTCAGAAGGTTACGCTGATACAAATGAGGCAGCCCTTGCGATTATGGCAAATATGAGTGAGGAGTGGAAACAGAATATTATGGAGATTTCTGACAGGAGAGTAGAGGCTGCAAGAAATGCAATGGCAAAAAGAACTAATAGATCCGTCACATCTGGAAATCAATATTCTAGAAATGTATCTAGAGAAGCAAGAATGAATGCTAGGATACAATCCAGAAATGAAAGAACTGGTAGTAATGTTGAACCTACTGATACACGTAGACATCAATAATATCATTATCCACTTTCCAAACTGATCACGGTAGAAGTTTGATACAATAGAATAAATATTGGGGAGTTCTGCAGCACTCCCCTTTATGATTAATTTTAATTTCGGTAAGAAGAAAACTGATAAGAAACAATTACTTATAGTTGGTTTAGTATTATCATCTATTATTGCAGCACTCTCCCAATGCACTGGAGTATCTGAAAATGGACTATGGGACTTACTGGACGAGATTCAAAGAAAATATTTCCCACAAGGTATTCTTAATGAACTTATTCTTCAAGATCCTAACCAAGTAAAACGTAGGGTTGAGAGGGATGTAACCAGAGCGATTGATGACTACGTTAAAAAATCTGGATTAAAAGAATCTGGAGTAGATAAACCTCGTTACGTGGACGGAATAAATGACGAGTCCATGTGTTACACTGGTGAATGTAAAGCACTTGCTCCCCCTATGAGAATCTGTGCTCCTTGGGTTGACGACTGTCCCAAGGACTGATATAATACCTTCATGCTTCGGTAGCTCAGTGGAATAGAGCAACTGCCTTCTAAGCAGTCGGTCGTTGGTTCGAATCCAACCCGAGGCGCCAGCGGGAATGGTGTAGCGGTAACACGTCATCCTTCCAAGTTGAAATCACGGGTTCGATCCCCGTTTCCCGCTCTTCAAATTTTGTTAAATATAGTGTACTCAGAATAAACCGTATGAAGTACCGTATTGATACTGCTTATTGTTGGTATGATATGGGGACTAGAATTGTTTTAATGTATTTTATAAATGGAATTCCATTTACATTTGACGACCTACCACATTCCGTATTGCATTTAAATGAAATAGTAGAAGCCGCAAATCAGTCACTCGCGTATGAACCAGAGGATCTCTGTAGGTCTTCGTGTTATTTGATAGATGAACTTTGCCACCCGTTGATGTATGAAGTAGAATTGGAAAACCCCGAACTGTTACCAGTAGATTAATCATGAATTTTTTTAAATTAAAATATCGTGAAGACTTCGGCAGTGAATGGTATGTGCAGATTCTGAACACTGGAAGACATGTTCCAAAGTTCATGAAGAATTGGTCACTGCTTCAAGTGTCAGTCAGTTGGAATGATTATCCTGGATGGCCTTATGTTCAGATCACATCAGGATCTAATGGTTTACTTGGTATTCTCTTGTGGGTTTATAAGTTTGGATTTGATCTAGACTTCATGAGTAGGACTTGGAATTTTGATTATTTGCAAAAAGTAGATGAAAAAGAACACGACTACGTTGAATTATGAAAAGAATCTGCGTTTGCTGCAAAAAAGAATTCCCCTTGAATGATAAACACTTTCAAGTGATATCACAATTTAAAAGTGGATATTCGTTTTGCTGTTTGACTTGCGATAGAGAATCAAAAAAAGTAAAGACTAATAAAAAAGAAGAGAAGTTTCTGAAAGAGAAATTAGAAGTTAAATTGCAGCATCGTGATTTAGTTGAGTTAATCCAGATTTTAGGATACTATAAAGGTATGCTGGAATCTACAGAAAATCAACAAACACCGATGCATGTGATTGATAGGATTCTAGATAAAGTGCATCACGAAATAGAAAAACACAAATGAATTGGATTGAGTATTATTTCGGTCACTGTTTTCAGACAGGATGGAGAGAAATCTGGAATAACTTCAAGATGTGGAGAGACCTCATCAGTGGGAACTATGAGGGTTATGCTCTACTGAAAGAGGACGATGCATATCAAGAATGTTATGAATGGTTCTGGGCAAGTATTAATATGGACGAGTGCCTACCAAAAGAGTTTCTTGAGCATCTATTAGAATTGTGTGATAGAATTGATAGAGGAGAAGAGAAAGTTTATCCTGTAGATGAAGATTTCTTTGAACGATTAAAAGAAGAATTATTTGAAGATTTGCACAACGACCAGGACACTTAAGGAACTGGCACACTCACCCTAAAAAGGGGTGAAACTACCCCTATAATGAGTATACTCGAAACAGACCAATGACTTACAAAGCAACTCTCAAGGTTAAATTTGATACTGAATGGAGTTCTACCCATTACAGCAGTGGTTTTGATGACTATGTACTTCCTGAAGAGCATTACACTTTTGAGGTTCCTGCCGAAGACCTTAACGCCTATCAACTGTTTCGTTTCTTCGCAACTGTTGCCCGTGCGATGGGTCACGATGACATCAACATTATGAAAGGTGCTTGTGGTGTCGCATTTGGTGAAGACCGCAGAGAAGAGGATATGCGTAAGGTTGCTGATGTGTTCGAACTGACTTTGGGTGAAGACCTGAGAAAGAAGTTTGAGGATATGCAGCAGGCAGAAGAAGAGTGGGAGCGTATCAAAAAAGGTCCAATGGGAACTGTCCTAACTGATGAGAAAGACCAATGCGAAGAGTAACAGTAAGACCTAAATCTAGCAAGGCGAAGAATCGTCTTGCTAACTCTATGGATGGTAATCCTATCTGTGTTGTTGAGCAAGACAAAGGAGATGGTATGCTGTTTCTTGTTAGTGAGAATCAGAAATACTGCTTCTGGGTCAATGTAAATGAAGATTGCCACTGGGAAACTGAATGGGAGGTGCTATGACTGACCAACAAAAACTTGCATTTCTACTCAAAGAACTAAAACTTATTGCTAAAAAAACTCATTGTTATGATGGGAAATATGGAGATGATCTGTATTACTATACAGAGGATCATGACAACACATTTGATGATGGTAGTAAGTATGGTTTAGTTTCTTTTGCTCGTAGTATTTTAGAGAGTATGGGTGAGACTTACACATGACTAAAGCAGAAAAGGTAATTCTAGCATTCTGGGACTCTCATCAACAAGAGAGATCATACTGGCATCGTGATGGTGTTGCTGCTGCCTTGCGTGAGGTAGTCAATCAAGTTCTCCCATACAGTCCAAGTGACACATTCACTGCCTGGAAACAGGAAGTGTTACAAATTGCTGATGAAATTGAGGCACTACAATGACTAAACTCAATCTAACTGATAGGCAACTGATTCTCATTTCTTTGGCAATGACGAATTTTTATGATACAATTACTAGAACTGGTGAGGGTAAATCCGTCCAGAGTGAGATTATGGAACTATCCGAGTATATCGGTAAAGAAACCGCAGAACAACGCAAATGACTCATAAAGTAAGATTCATTAACATTAAATATACTGATGTATTTGAAAGGGACCAGGTATTGACAGTTAAGGAGATGATACCCTATGCTTGGCACGAAGTATTCACTTTTGAGGA